TGGGGACTGATCGACACAGCGCAAACGCCAAATTGGCAGCCACTGGCTGCATAGGAATAACAAATGGCTTCTACATACTCATCTAATCTAAAAATTGAGTTGATGGCTGCGGGTGAGCAGAACAATACCTGGGGCGCAACTACTAACGTCAATCTTGGCACAGCGCTGGAAGAAGCCATTGTAGGCTACGGCAACCCAGTTTTTGCTTCGGATGCTGACCTTACAATTTCTCTGTCCAACTCTAACTCGGCCCAGATAGCACGTAATTTTGTGCTGAATGTAACTTCTGGTGTGTCGCTAACTTCGACTTGGAACCTAGTTGTACCGACTATCGAAAAGCCCTACGTCATCCAGAACAACACCACAGGCGGACAGTCTATTGTTGTCAAGACCTCTGCCGGTACTGGTATTACAGTCCCCAACGGAAAATCTGCATTTGTCTATACCGACGGTACCAACGTTGTCTCGGCTATAAACTACATCCCGGCACTGACTTCCGGTGCTTTTGTAGGCCCGCTGACTGGAAACGTAACTGGAAATGTGACGGGTAACGTCACTGGAAACGCGTCTACGGCGACTTCTGCTACTTCAGCTACTTCCGCCTCTCAGCTTTCTTCTACGAACTGGACAGTAGTTGAGTCTGGCGGCGTGTTGTATTTTAAATACGGTGGGGTAAACAAAGCGTCTTTAGACTCTTCCGGAAACCTCACAGTTGTTGGTAATGTAACTGCTTACGGGACTGTATCATGACGACACCTACCGGTACCATAGGACTTTCAGACGTAAACGCTGAGTTAGGGTTTTCCCCAACAGCACTAATTGATATGAACGCTTCGGCTGTCCGCACCCTTGCTGGTGTTGGCGGTTCTGGGACGGTCATTTCCATGGACAACTTGCGTGGCAAGTCGAACCGGGTGGCCATCCCACTTACTATTTCTAGTAGCACATACAACTACAACGTTTACACGGCTGCAACCGCCAACCCAGCGTACAACGCTGGTAAGTCAGATGTTACTGTTACGATTAACCCCGGAGTCACTGTTGGTAGTACCTCTACTGGGACGTATGCTTTTTCCATACCTTCTTCATTTAACCCAGGCGACACAATTACCGTTGTAAACAATGGCACTGTTCTTGGGGCTGGCGGCGCTGGCGGGGCTGGTGGAAACTGGGCATCGCCACCTGGCGGAGGAAACCCTCAATTCCCTTATGCGTCAAGATGGACCCCTGGTTATTCTGGTGGGTCTGGCGGCACTGCCGTTTACGCAGCGCGACCTGTTGTTTTTACTAACAATGGAACCTTAGCGGGCGGTGGCGGTGGCGGTGGCGGAGGAGGCGTTGCTGCACGAACCTCATACTACCCAGACGGGACCCCGGCAACAGCCCACAACATAGGTGGCGGTGGTGGTGGCGGAGCCGGATATAATGCAGGGCCTGGAGGTGCAGGTGGCAACGCCAACGGCGGAAACCAGATCAGTTTTTCAGGAAACCCAGGCGGATCTGGTAGTTCAAACTCTGGTGGTGGCGGCGGAAGTCCCAGATACCCAGACCCATCAAACAACGGCGGCAACGGCGGAACAGGCGGTGGCCGAGGGGCTTCTGGATCGTCTGGCAACCCAGGATCATATATACCACCAGGTGGTGCATCTCCAGGTGGTTCTGGAGGCGGCGCTGGTGCTTATATTTCAGGCGCGCCGTATATTACTTGGCCCGCAACGGGTACTCGTTTAGGTCCATCTAGTTGATACACATCAGTAAAGGGTAAAAAATGGCTATCACGTCAATTGTTATGAAGGTTTATGAGTACGATGAAGCATCAAACTCAATTATTGTTGCTTTTAATTCAAACGAATCAACCGTGAATATTGACGATCAACCACGCATGGCGTACCAACCAACAATGTTTGAAGAAACAGATCCCGAAGAGGTCTTGAAAAAAATCGCTCAGTCTGGGGTTAGCATTGCTGAATCCCAAGACAAAAAAGTTGCGTTGTCACAAGACTCTGGAAAGGTAAGTGCATACAAAGCGACTGTCGGCCAACAGTTTACTTACTCGGTTTCTGATTTGTACTCAGTAACTCCTGCTGATCCTGTAATTGACGGAACCAATCTTACAACGGGGGTTTGATGTCTCCAGCAGAGCTGTTTAAGCAATACGGAGCCTTGCATTTAAAGGACGTAGTATCAAAAGATTTAAGGCAATTTTTAACACACATCCTTTTGCGGTCTCCGTTTGTCGGCTATGGTAAGACCAATGGCAGTGACTTACAGGTTCCAGGTTCTGCGGCGTCTGTAGACCACGAGGTAGTTTTTGAGACTCTCCAAGAGCAATTGTGGCCTTTGGTTGAAGAGGCGGTCGGGTTCGAACTACTGCCAACATATTCTTATGCACGGCTATATCAAAATGGCAATGTACTTGAAAAGCATATTGATAGACCGGCTTGCGAAATAAGTATTACTGTACAGTTGGGTCGGTCGCATCATTACGCATGGCCTATTTTTATGGGTAATAAACGATACGACTTGGCTGAAGGTGATGGTGTAATTTATCGTGGTTGTGACGTAGAACACTGGCGTGACGCTTGCAACGGACCTGATGGGTATTATTCTGGGCAAGTTTTTTTACATTTTGTAGATGCAAACGGGAAAAACAAGTCTGAGGTTGGAGACTCATCGAATAGAAAGCTAGCTTCAAATTTTTATGTAAAGCATAGGCAGTACCAAATGGAGAACAAATGATATTTCCGGTGGAAAGTAGGCAGTTTGTTGGTAGAACGAACCAGGCTTATTGGGAAGGATTTTTAACTGATGATGAGATAAATTACATCTTGTCGCTACCAAACTGGGCAAACACTGAACACGCAAAAATAGGTTCAGGCGACCAAGGTGAAATTAATCATTCTATTAGAAAAACTAGGGTTGCTTGGTGGTATCCAAGTCAAGAAAACAAGCACATCTGGGAAAAAATATCTGATGTGTTTGCCCAGGTAAACAGACAGTTTTTTAACTTTGATATTACCGGGATGTACGAACCTGCTCAACTTGGTTTATACACAGACAAAGATGGCGGCCATTACAGATGGCATACCGATGCCGGAATAAAAGATAACCGCGTTCCAAGAAAACTCAGCATGGCGCTTATGCTTGATGACCCATCTACTTTTGAAGGTGGTGAACTAATGGTAAAAGCTGTGTCAGATGAGGCTGAGGTTTTAGAGCAAAAGCGTGGTCGGGCTTGGTTTTTCCCGTCATATACTTTGCATACAGTAACCCCGGTCACTAAAGGAATACGAAGGTCTTTGGTTCTTTGGGCTGGTGGCCCTGATTTTAAATGAAGCACGATTTGCAAGATTTTATAGGCGTCTTCGACAACGAAGACATGGATGATTTTTGCAACCTTGTTATAGAGATGGTTGATGTTGCTGAAAGCCAAAACGCACTAACTACCCGACAGCAAGAGTCACCAGAAACGTCAAAGTCAGACAAAGACGATTCTTTTATATTCGCCGAACAGTTTTCAAACGGTGAAGAAGTTAGTTCGTATTTTTACAATAAGTTTTGGAATGTTTGGTATCCTGAATATGTAAAGAAATATTCTTTAATAAACAGTCTTGGCCGTCATGTCTGCAATGGATTTAAGCTGCAAAAGACGGAACCAGGACAAGGTTATCACCTATGGCACTGCGAAGCCGATAGCAGCAAAAGAAGCCACAGATTGCTTGCCTGGGTGCTGTACCTAAATGATGTTGAGGATGGCGGAGAAACAGAGTTTCTATACCAACACAGAAGGGTGAAACCAAAGAAAGGGCGTTTCGTTCTTTGGCCCGCTGCATTCACACACACTCATCGCGGCAACCCCCCGCTTTCTGGAACAAAGTACATTGCTACTGGTTGGGTAGTTTTTGAATCGTAAACCAATGGCGCAAATAAGCCTTAAAAACTACATTGCAGACGACTTCGTAACCGACGATGTTGTTTCTGACCTTTTAAAAAAGTTCTCTGATGTTAAGGGGTTAGACCCAAGTGGGGTATCCCCGGAAAAATGCTCAACGGTAAATGGGTGGCACTCATCTTATAACTTACTAGACCACAACGGTTTCCAAGAAATTGCAGAAAACATAGTGTCTTTGTTTCCGAACGGGAATGAAATTTTTAAGTGTTCTTTTTTGCAATTTGTAGAGTATTACGATGGTGGGTGGTGCAAAGAACATGACCACTCTAGAACTGAAGACTACAGTTTTATAGTCTATCTAAACACCACCACTTCTGGCGGCAAAACAATCTTTTTTGCTGATGGAGTTGTTGTAGCTCATAGGCCAATAAAAGGTAAGGTTGTGTTTTTCCCATCTAGGTTTAAACATCTTGCAGAACCAAACGTTGGCAATAAAATAGTTTTTGTTGGGGCGCTCCAGCTAAAATGAATCTGCTAATAACAGCAGACAAAGTTAGAGGCCAAGAACGTCCGACCTTGTTTAAGTTTGACGGCAGGTTGTCAATTGTCGCCCCGTACCAAAAAGAACTAGACGACCCAAAACTTGTAGACAGCGGTCGTGAAACCTTTCGTCCATTTGGTATTGGTGCGGACAAAGACCATATTCTTGTAGCGTCGAACACCCGATTGGGTAAATTTTCTAAAGTAGATTTTTCTTTTTGTGGCCTAGCTGAAGGGGCGATATCATTTACCAACACCCATGAAATATGGGTAGACCAGGATACGACGTACATAACAAATACCGCAAACGACAGCATAGGCGCGCATAAAAGCGGGCGCACTAGGTTTTTTAGCTTTAAAAATTTAGAGTACCCAACCCCGGTAGTGGTACCACCGAACGCTTATAAGTACGACACAAAACATATAAATTCCGTTGAAGCTACGGACCGGATGCTGTATGTCGTGGCATTAAACGATAGCGGTAACGACAACTCAGCCATTTACTTCATTACTAAAAACAACTGGAAAGTTGTAGCTAAAGTTGAACTTGGCAACAAATGCCATGGGGTTCGTAGGGTAGGCAACACGTTGTATACGCTGTCTACTGGTACCGGAGAATTATTAGAGTTCGATCTCGAAGGGGCGCTTACTGCCCATAACATAGTCGATCCAAATAAGTTTTTTCTGCGGGGACTTCGGTACGCCAACGGAAACCTTTATTTTGTGGCGTCGCAAAACTTTGGGGTTGATAATCCGCCTGAAGAGTGCTGGCTGTACGTGATGAACGAAAAAACAAAAACAGTCACGGCGAAGCACAGTTTGTTGCCGATTCTTGTGGTAAACGACATATACGCACTGGAGGGGTAGATGACTAAAAAGATACTTGTTATGGGCCTGCCTGGGTCTGGGAAAACATTTTTTACCGAAGCCCTGATCGCTTACTTTGGGTCTTTTGTCCACGAGGGGCACGGCGTACCCGTAGATTGGTTCAACGCCGATAAGGTTAGGAAGCAGTTCAATGACTGGGACTTTTCCCACGAGGGGCGTATCCGCCAGAGCCACAGAATGGCTGATCTAGCCGAGCAATCTAAAGCCGATTACGTTATTTGCGACTTTGTAGCGCCGCTGCCGGAGATGCGGAACAACTTCAAGGCTGATTGGACGGTCTGGATGGACACCATCGACCAGGGTCGCTTTGAGGACACGAACAAGATGTTCACACCCCCAGAGGTCTACGACTTTAGAATAACGGAGCAAAACGCCGAAAAGTGGGCAGAATTTGCCGGTAGCCACATTCTTGAGGGCCGCCGCCGCCCAACTTTTGATTGGCGTAAAGAAACGGTTCAGATGCTGGGTAGATGGCAACCGTGGCATGCCGGACATCGGGCGCTTTTTGATAGGTCAATTGCTAAAACCGGCCAAGTCGTCATCATGATTCGAGACTGCCAGGGTTGGAACGGATCAAACCCCTTTCACGAAAAGGAAGTAAAAGACCGCATCCGCCGTGACTTAGACCCCCTGTACCAAGGGCAGTATGAAATCCTGCTGGTACCAAATATTGTAAACATTACTTACGGCCGGGATGTTGGCTACAAGATCGAACAAGAAGTATTCGACGACGCCGCGCACGCCATATCGGCGACCAAAATTCGTAAGGAAATGGGCTTGGCATAGTTCCTGATTTGTGTCAAGATACGCCTACCTCGGTGCCAAGAGCCGGACAAAACTTAGGAGGTAGTTTAAGTGAATCCGCTCATTGGAGAAATTAAGGCGGGTATTGGCGGGCTAAGTGAAGCAATATCATTGGCCGAAGACCTGGAAGGCGTAGCCAAGCAGGTTCAAGATCTTGGTAAAAAAGAACTCGCAGCCCGCCAAGCTTGGCGCCGTAAGCAGGTGCAGGTTAACGGAGACTATGCGTTTGTAGATGCCGTGGACGAATACCGCCGAGTACGAGAAGCCTTGGACATGAAGGCTGAGCTAAAGAAACAGGCCGTCGCTAAGTGGGGCCCGTCGGCTTGGCATGAGATCGAGCTTATTGAAGCTCGCCAAAAAGAAGAATATAAAAAGCTGTACACCGAAGACGGTTACGACCGCGAAAAGATGTTCCAGTTGAAAGTTGGCTGTTTTGGTGCGGCTTTCATTATCGTCATGATTTTGTGGGGCAC